CTCAAGAACGGCGAGTTTGTGCTGAACAAGGAAGCAGCAAAGGCTATCGGTTACGAGCTTCTAAACCGGCTCAACAGGAGCCGTCCTTGAAAATCGTTACTGATCAGCCCGATCAGTATCCGGTCATCTGGCAATGGATGAACCGGAAGACAAACTTGCCTTGGAGTAGTGACTTGCGCTCGATAGCGTCGATGCGAGATGACGGCACAATTGGGGCTGCTGTCGCATACAACGCGTGGACAGAAAAGGGGTGCTGGATGCACGTTGCGTTTGACACCCCGCACAGTTTGACCCGTGAGCTTTGGCGTGCGGCTTTCGAATATCCGCTGATTACATGCGGCAAGGAAGCGGTCTACGGCCTCACACCAAAGCACTTGGATGATGCGTTAAGGATGAACCGCAAGCTGGGGTTTCGGCAGATCGCTGAGACCGTTGATTGTGTGATGTTTGAAATGAGGCACGACGAGTGCCGCTGGATCAAGGAGAAAGAACATGGGCGGGAAATCGTCAGCACCACCAGCACCTGATTACATCGGTGCAGCCAATACGCAGGCGGCAGCTTCAAAAGAGCTGACCAACATTCAGAACTACGCCAACCGGCCTGTCATTAACACGCCGTTTGGTTCGCAAACTTGGGGCACGCGATCAGTCACTGACCCGGCCACTGGCCAGGCGGTAACGGAGTGGACTCAGAACAACACGCTTGCGCCTGGTCTCCAGGATGCGCTGAACGATCAGATCGCCATCCAAGGTGGCCGCAGTGATCTGGCAAACAGTTTCATGGGCCGCGTGGCCAATGAATACTCGCAGCCGTTCGACTATCAGAACTTGCCACAGCTGACATCGGCAAACGCGCCCGGCAATTTGTACACGGGCGTGAAGGACTATTCCGCAGGCTTGAGCACTGGCTTTAACTTTGGCGGCCCTCAGACATCCTTAAACACTGCGGACAACCCAGCGCTGCCTCAGTTTGATTCAAGCTACCGCGACACGGTGGCTAATCAGCTCATGCAGAAGATGCAGCCGGTCCATGACTACCAGCAGCGCCAGCTCGAGACAAAGCTCTCCAACATGGGTTTCCGCCCAGGCACAGAAGGCTATGACCGCGAGCTGAACAACATGGCGCAACGTCAATCTGCCGAGCGCTACAACGCGCTGGACACAGCTGGCAGCGAGGCCCAGCGTCTGTACAACATGCAGATGGGTACGGCGCAGCAGGCCTTCAATCAAGACCTGCAAGGCGGCCAGTTTGGCAACGCAGCGCAGCAGCAGAATTTCAACCAGAACCTGGGCGCGGCTCAGTTCCAGAACCAGGCACTTGGCCAGGCTTCTGCGTTGGATCTTGCAAACATGGGAGCGCAGAACAGCGCGATCTCTCAGCAGTACGGCTTGAACCAGCAATACGCGAACGCGCAGAACCAACTGCGCCAGCAAGCAATTGCAGAGCAGGCACAGCGCCGCGGCATGTCTCTGAACGAGATGAACGCGTTGCTGAGTGGCCAGCAGGTGTCGATGCCTCAGATGCCATCGTTTACGGCAGCTCAGCGCTCTGAGACGCCCAACATCTTGGGCGCGACTCAGATGGGTTACGACGCGCAACTGGGTGCGGTCAACGCGCAAAACGCTGCATTTGGCAACCTCTTGGGCGCCGGCGCACAGCTTGGCTCTGCCGCGTTCATGTTCTCTGATCGCCGCTTGAAGTCAAACATCAAGCGCATCGGCACTCACGCAATTGGCGTGGGAATTTATGACTACACAATGATGGGAATGCCGCAACGCGGTGTGATTGCCCAAGAAGTTGAAGCGGTGCGACCTGACCTCGTCAAGCGTCACGCCAGTGGCTATTTGATGGTGAATTACGGAGGTCTGTGATGAATGACGATTTGATGTTTGAGTACCTGGTCCAAATGGGCCAAATGCGTCCCGAAGAAGCGGAGCTTAAGAAAAAGCAGGCGATGGTGGATGCGTTGCGCAAGAACTCGCTCTCTCCAATGCAGGGCGAGATGGTCGGCAAGCACTACGTCGCACCAGGCATTGGCCAGGCGATCGCACAGCTGGGCCAGGGTTACCTGGCCTCACAGGCACAGGGCGGCGTGGATCAGCAAATGCGCGGCATGAATGATCGCCAACGCATGGCCCTTGAGCAGCTGCGCAAGCGCAGGATGCCAGGAGCAATGCCCGCCGCTGGCGGTATGAGCACAATGAACACCGAAGATTATGGCTTCGACATGCCAGGTGCTGGGTACTAATCATGGTCGATTACACCCTGTTCAACAACGAGGAGGAGCAACCGAGCTACGGCCTCCTAAAAAAGTCGAGGGCGATGATCCAGTCGCCCGGCGGCGTTTTGTCAAACACAGTGCGGCCTGGTCAAGGCGGCATGCTCCCCAATTCCATTGAAGCGCTGCG